GTGATTCCGTTGCGATTCGAACGCAAGACCCACGCCTTAGAAGGGCTACAAGTACAATCACTTTTTATAACTGATTTACAAGCAATTATCACGCATGTCAAAAAAAATGCCGACAAACCCTTTGACAAACCCTAAATTGTCGTTGGTTATCGCATTGCGATTAATATTTTAATTCACGGCAAAATTAAAGAGGAAAAAGACAATATGAACGCCTTCCCCCTCTTTAATTACAGTTATTTAACCAAACAAGAAATATCCTCGTTATTCTCAACTTATCAGGATATAACAGAAGTCATTTTTATATCAACATTAATGCTTCTTGTATCCCGGCTTCCAGTGCTTCCTCGTAGGTGACATATACTTTATAGCCATTCCCTTTGTTTATTTCGTTCTCCATCCAGTCGCTTTCTTCTGTTGGAACATTGAAATCACAAAAAGAAAGCTTCCATCTTTTTCCAATAACAGGTTCTACATATACATACACACCTCTTATTTCACGCAGCCATTTCTGGGCGATGGATTGAGTAGGACAAGAATAGAATGATTTAGGAAGATCATTATTGGTTCGATATACGGTTTCCATTAGCTTGCCGTTATCGTTAATGATATCTTTGCAAAATTCATTAAATCCTTTCTCTTTTAGAATCTTCGCTGTTTTTAAAGTTACAAGTTCTTCGGTCATAACTATTTCTTATTTAATTCATTCAACACTTTCTGTACTAATTCATAACGTGGTAATTGCCAATCCTTCGCAATATCATCTATTTTATCGTCATAATGATTGTCGTAAACATACTGATTAAGGTTATCTATAAATCCATCATCGTCAAGTCCTTCATCGCAATCATCAAACATATCAAGTTCACAGGCTAACTTGGAACATTCACAGTGGGATACCCAGTCATCAACACGACCGTCATAAACATTGGTCTGTCTGTTGTATTTTTCTCCAACGGAAATTACTCCACCGCAAAAATTGCACCTGTGCTCTTTACGAGCGACAGGAGTTTTATCTCTTAACACTTTCATAGTTATTCTCCTTTCTTCTTTTCACATTCTTCACACTCTTCACAATGCAACTTATAAGCATGGGCAAACATTCGTAGAGTAACAGGCTCAAAGTTAAAATCCGCCTGTTTCCCTTCTATAACAACAGAAACACACAATTGTCCATCGCAAAAGTCAATATACGCTTCACCACCTCCATTTCCTTTAATGGAAAGTGTTTGTGTCTGTACGCTATTCATTATTCACCTCCTTTAATCTTTTAATTAGTGCATCAGCGCAATTAACCGCATATTTAGCGATTGCATCAGAATTACCCCCACAGTCATCTGCTACAACAGCCTTAATAATATCTTTCGCTAATTCGTACCTACGTTGTTCCCAATCAATTACTAAATTCCCAACATTCAAAAAATCAAGTTCGCATTCTCTGAAAACCATATTATCGCACACATATAGGTTATCTCCGCTATGTTGCGCGTTGATATTTACTTTGGGAATTACATCTACCAAAACTCCTGTTGATTTTATTCTTGCTTTCATTATTCCTCCTTAATTATTCGCTCATTTATAATAAACTCTCCATGAATATCAATGGGAAGCATATTGGAAACACTCGCATGATAAGTCTTACCGTCCATTGCCTTACATAGTGGATGTATTTCTTTAGGCATAGGGGCAGGACATTTTTTACAATGTCTTATCATTTCAAAATGTCTGTTTTCCTTATTGCCACAACATTCACAATGAATTGGATAGTAAAAATAAGTACGTTCCAACTGGGTTTCTTTTCCACATATTTCGCATCTGCCCCATTCTATTGAATTACACATGATTGTTCCTCCTTCTCTGTTTTAATATCTGTTACTTTACCACGACTGACAAAACAGAAACAACCCATCACATTGCATAGATATGTTTCATGCCTCATCTCACACTCATCGCATTCCTTACGCAATGAACATTTACTGCAACCAAAATTTATAGTGAACGCATCAATCATTTCATGCAGCACTCCATCAATTATTATTCCGTTTTTTACTTCCATAATTATTTTCTCCTATGCGTTTTACGGTTTTTATTCTTCTTCCTGCGTTTCGCAATCTGCTTGTTTGTACACCTATCATCTTTTGGGCGATATTTTTTCATTTTGGGTGCATCACACGGTTCTAAAGGAGAAATATCACTATATGGATTATAAATCTCATAACAAGTATTTTCATTCCAAAAAATTTCGTTCTGCATATTTTAATCTCCTTTCTCTTTAATCCGTTCAAGTACATCCTTGTTGGCTTCTAGTATATCATCAAAAGAAGGGATAGGCATCCACATGTCACACTCGTAGTCGTTCCAATCCTCAAATTCAAATCCTCCGTCTGTCGCAACGTATGGCGATCTCCCAGGTGAAACAACGATATAGCCACTAACAATCGCTCCATTTGATACCATTCTGCAAAGGACAAGCTTATTTGGCTCAGGCAACCGTTCCTTAACACTTATCCAAGGAGATTGCTTGGATTGCCATTCGGCTCCTTGAATAAAATTTATCTCTCCAAATTTTGCCAAATCTTTACCAAACAAAGTTCTGTCAACTGTCCTATGATTAAATAGGATATTTTCACTTGCTGCTGCTTCTACTGTCTGTTTCATATCTTTCTTATTACCAGTCTCCACCATCATTTAATACGCCATCAATAGTAGTTACACTATTTTCAATGTTGCTGCCTCCATATTGCGTAAATTCCGGTGTAGGATTATAGTCTGTATCTCCATGCATCATTACATGAAGTGAACCACTGGCTGAATACAGCCAAAGGCGTTTACCGTCCTTTTCCCACTTTTTTGCAAGTCGTTTCAAAGAGTCAATTAACTTATCTTCTTCGGGAGTACATTCTATCCCAGCTTCTGTTTGATATTTGCTCATATCTATATTTGATTTGAATTATTTTTTCCGTTGAATTTTCTTTGCCATCTGTCGCAACTGTCTGGCCTTATCTAGCGAACGTATGCCTCTACAATTGTCTTCAATTATTAAGGCCGCTTCTTTTAACAGTCTGAGCAATCGTACTGTATCTGTCTTACATATTTCCATTATTCGCTTGCTATAATAATTACCACCTTGTTCTTGACATCAAACCTGTAAACAGGTAATGGTACGGATGTTCGGACATATTCCTTATTTTCAGATTTCATATAATATCGGGAAAATTCCACAGAAGCCTCTTCTCTGTTCACCGCTATTATCGAGATATAGTTATCTTCGTCTATTTTAAAGCGATAATAATCCATGCCTGCTTGTTTTATAATATCATTGGCCTCCCTGTACCTAGATATGCTCAACCGGCTGAATGGGAGCGAATGAAGTGATATCATCTGATCAATAGCTAACTTTGTACTGTCATACAGGTTTATCCCGTCTTCAGGTATTGTATAAATCTGCAAATTCAAGCTGTCGGCCTGTTTATCCGCACCTATAAGAAGATTATTAATCCAACGACTGATATTGACGCCTTTTGCTTTCTGCCTCTCTATCATCTGCGCCACATCCGGAGTCGGTCTAAAATTGATTATTTCTGCCATATATTAAATGTATTACGATTATTACATAACACAAATTAATATGACAACTGTAATACAATGGTTATCCAATTTCCAAAATATACACCAATATTGTCAGTCTTCATGCCCTTCCTCTCCTTCTTCATCGGCAGTCGGATCAGGCAAGTTTCTGTACCTTGCATTGAGCTGGGCTATCTTCTGCTCCGCTGAAAGATCTCGTTTTGCGTTTTCTTTAAAGTCTACGGACGAAAGAGACGGCATGGCATATTTGATAATTCGGGAAACAGCAAGCACTTTATCACTAGGATCATCAATAGCCTCTATTATCTCTCCCATACTCTCAATAAACGGAGCCAGTTGCTCCATAAGCTTGTTTCGATAATGACGGACAGTCCTATATCCTTTTTTAACTCCCCCCACCTTTGGATGTCCTATTGTAAATTTACCATTTTCATCATGAAGAGGCTTTGTGTTTTCCTTAGTGCAAAGATGCAATAATTCCGGACGGGCAAACATGGTAATCCCATTGTCAAGTTCCACGCATATATTATCGTCCGACTCAACTTTGACAACCGTGCCTTTCCATGAGGTTCCATCAAGAGCCACCTTGTCCCCTTCCTTATACAATATACTTCCGTCTTGCATTATATCAACATGATACAAATGTAACTGATTACTTTTGATATTAAATAATAAAGTGCAATTTACGATTTATGGGACTTTTATCCAGTGTTCTAGGCGGCAATAAAGCCTATAAGGAATCAATCAAAGATCTTCAAAAGGCGAAGGATCTTGAAATGAACTATTATCAGGAACAGGCTTACGCTGATCCTCTTCAGGACAGTGCGAATCAGGCGGCTCTGCGTCAAGCCAGAGAACTGCTGATGGCAAACAACAAACGGACAGCAGGAAGCGCCGCTGTAACAGGTGCTACAGATGAGAGCGTTGCCTTGCAGAAGCAGGGAGCCAACCAGTCACTTGAAAATATTACGGCCGGAATAGCCTCAACCGCCACTGCCAAAAAAGATCAGGCCATGAAAAATTATCTGGATGCAAACCGATCATATACGGAGGCTATCAATAATGTGAAACAACAACAGGCCCAACAGGAATCATCGGCATTAGGAGGTCTTCTCAATACAGGTATAACGGCTGCGGCCACTGTTTTCGGTGGCCCCATAGGCGGTGCTGTAGCCAGTCAAATCACTAAAAAGAAATAGCAGGTATGGCAGTTACGGACAGATATACCAATTATCAAAAAAGAAAAGAAGCTGCCGGCATTGTCAATCCGGAGGAAGAGCGGCAGATCCATGATGAGTCTGTGGCGAGACAAGCTGAGGAAAACGCACGGGAACAGTTGCCGTTACGTCCCACGGTGGCTGTTCAAAAACCTGCGACGAGTGTGTCTACAGTCAATACCGTTCAAGAACGGGAAAATGCGGACAAGCTTCCCGTCCAGCTTCCTGGTACAGAAAAGCCGTGGCAGGAAATGAGCGCACAAGAAGCCTATGCGGCTCATCCCCAGCTGTCACCGGCCGCATACCTGTCAGGAGTGGCTTCTTATCGCAAGAAAAAAGGACAAGAGGGATTATCTTACACCGAACTTGCGGAAGCCCTGAGAGGACGGGACCCGTTACAAAGCGAGGAGGACAGAATTAATGCCGAAAGACGTTTACGTGCCGCCGAGAGTATCAATGCTGTAGGAAGTGTTCTGGCCAATCTGGTGAATGTGGTAAGAACACGAAGAGGCAATCCGTCAATGAATCTTTCAGGAGCCGGACGTGAAGGCCAAGCACGTATTGACAGAATACGCCAATACAGGGACAATCTGTCACGTCAGAATTATCAGGACTATATCGGAGCGATCGCACGTGACAGGGCCGAGCAGGCGAGAATAGAATTGAATCAGGCAAAACAAAAACAATTTTATGACAAGCTTGACCACGATGCCGCGCAGAAAGAACTGGAACGCCAATTCAAAATAGACTATTCTCTTCTTTCACAGGGACAAAAAGAAAAGCTGGAATCCATAAAAGATAAACACAGACGCGGGCAAATTTCTCTATCCAAAGCGTTAGAACTAAAAAATAGAATTACAACTGAATCAAGAAAAGAACAATTCATAGATGTTCCGTCAAGAGATGGCAGGACATCAAAGCGATATAGTCAGAAAGAAAATGGCAACAATTGGATTACTACTGCCTATAAAGACGTTCTAGAAATGACAGGAGGAGATAACAGCCCCTATAAAGTAAAAAAAGAATCCGGATTTTATGGTAGTGGAAGCACTACCCCTACAAATCAAGAGATGTACGAATCTATTTCCAAGTATGCAGCCGAGAACAAAAGAAAATCGCTTTTACCTAACGGAGAGAAAAGAACAGGAAAACTTTTACCGCAATAATAAAAAAAATTAATATATGCCAAAGCCCAAAAGAGAAATTCTATACGATAATCTCATTCAGTCAGGAAGAGTCTCAGAATATGAGATAGGTACATTAGACCAGTTCAGAAATGCTATAAAAGACAAAAGGACTGCCGATGAATTTTATAATAATCTGATAGATTTTGGCTTGTCAGAAGATGAGATAGGTACTGCTGATGATTTTTACAAAAGTATAGCAAGTGATTTTGAGGTTAATCCGCAGCAGGAACCTCAAGCATCTGTATCACGAAAACCATTCCTGAATACCGGTTTGCCGTCTGACGAAGTCCTGAGCTCATTTAAAGCAGGTACACAACAAACATCCTACTCACCGGTTACTTCTGAAAGCACACAACTTACGGAGCAACAAGTGTCAACCCCTCAGAAATCTATCGAAGAAGAAACCATTCATACAATGGAGCCTCAGTCGAAACAGTCAAGACAATCCGTGTTACAAATGGGGCTTCCGGAAGATGAGGCCATGAAATTATTTAAGGCAGATACACAAATATTAGCCTACGCGCCCAAAGAAGAGGTGGAAAACATCTGGAATGATGAACTAAAAGAAATTGTAGATAATTTGATATCCTCCACCCGTGAGCAAGGAAGGAAAGAATTAGAAGAATACAATAGGAAGGTCTATGGCGACAAAAGCTGGTTTAATTTTAGCGGCTCCGCCGGGCAAGGGAGGCAGCAGAATGACATCTACGCAAAGGCAACAGACATGCGACATGTAATAGACGGTGTTTCCCAATACCTTGACAGCAAAAAAGGAGTAGAAGCAGGACAAGGAACAGCTCAAAGCATACATGAAGGGAATGATATTCGCAACAAGCTTATGCAAAAGGTATATGATTACCTTGTGCAAAAAAATACGCCTAAAGGAACGGCAGAATACATACTAAGAAGTGCTTTTGAAAATTCGACTTTGGGAAATATACTAGGTCTTTCAAACGGGAAAAGTGCTGTACAACGTCAGATTGAGATGCAAGGGACACAGAACTATGATGCAACCGGACTAGAAAAATTTGCCGGGACTGCTGCCGGAATTGCTATGGACCTGCCTGTCATGTCTGTAACCGGAGGTATAGGAGGCACGGTCGGAAAGGCCGTTTCACGTCCTATCATTAACAATCTTGCAAAACGATACATGCTATCTGGGATCAGTGAAGAAGCGGCCAAAGGAATCGCTTCGCGCGTCATCCAACAAAGTGGACTACGGTGGGGAATACGCACAGCATCCGAAGCAGCGAATTTTGCCGCATTGGAAGGGGCCGGGAGTGCAGCTTCCCAGTTATATGCTACAGACAACATCGACGCATGGAAAGTAATTGAAGCGTCCGGTAAAGGAGCGGCCACTGGCGCGGTTATGGGGCTGTTCGGGATTGTTCCAGAAAAGACACAATCGTTAATCAGCAAAGGCCTTGGGAAAAAGACAGGCAAGGCATTCGGCTATGGAACCTCATTGGGAGGACGTACAGCCATTCTCGCCGGAAGTTCCGTCATGGGTCAGTACATGGAGAATCCGGATTTCAATATCAATGATGTAGACTGGACAGACGAATTAGTTCACGCGGGTCTTATGAATATCGGATTTGACATATTGGGAGTCGTTAAAGGCTACTCGGCCAAGAGGCGTATGAAAGGCATTGACTTGTCAGATATAAACCTGTCAAAGGAAAATATACACCAACTTAACCAAGCAGGTATAAAAGGAAATAACGCAAAGGAAATAACAGAATCTATACTACAGCTCCGGGATGCTAACGAACTCCGTAAATCTCCAGAGCAGACGGAAGGGCTTGCTGACAACACATGGGCGGAAGTTTCACAGGAGATGGCATTCAAGAAAGAACAGTCCGCCATTGGCCAGCTTCTCGCAGATCCTAACATTGATTTGGCTACCAAAGCGAAAGTCGGATATATCATTACTGGGAACTATTTCAAGCTCTCTCCTTCAACCAATGTCAGTGACGTAGAAGAAACCCAAGACGGACAATTTAAGGTTGACATATTCAATGCTTCAGGACAGACCAATGAATCAAGATACTTTAACTCGCGCGGAAAGGCTGAGAATTACAGATACGACACGATGAATCAGGTGAAACCCAATCAAGTCAGTGCGCTTGAAGAAATGATGGAAAATGCCAGCAAAATGTCATCCGCAATCCGCATGTTCGACATGTTCGCACAACAATTCGGCATCTCACGCGAGCAGGTTGGAGAAATATACGCACGAGGAAAAAACGGCTATCAGTTTAAACAAACAGGTGAAGAACAGGCGAAACGTTTGTATAGGATGCTTGACAATACCCTGAAAGATATTACATCCACCGAAGACTATCACTATAGTACATCCAAACTAAGAGGAAGAATGGACGAAGGATATGGCAAGGAATCAGGATGGATGGACAAAGTTTTGAAGAAAAAATACAATTCACTGACAGAAGAAGAACGCCGCGCATACGATGAATATGTAGAAAATATGCAGAATATCCTACAAGGCGAAAAAAAGGAACAGGCATTAGATGAAGGTACAGGCAATTATCAAGAAACAGTACCTGTAGAGCAAGACGTTCTTCCAGTTGCCGGAACAAACGAGATGCAAGAAATTCCAACAAATGTACCGACCGGTTACAGTCGCGGTGAAGCCATTTTCAAGAAGCATAATCCACAGGAAATGCGTGGCGTAATTGTACGTGAACGTATTTCAAAGGAACGGCTTATGCAGACAGGCATGACGGAACAGGATATTGAATCGTTAATCATGGCTTCGGAAAAGCAACGTTCGCAAGCGTTGAGTCAGATGGATATCAACATCCGACGACTGGCAGAAGACTATTTGGAACAACGCGATGCTGCTGACGGACTAAACGATGCACTGGACGAAGCTCATGTACCCGAAGTACAGGCGGCGCAGCAGAAAGTACAATCTATGTCCCCCAATGGCAATGTAGTCGTTGTGGAACTTGGAAAATACGGTGACAAAAATCACGAAGTAGGGATTATTGTAAACGGTATGGATGCGGAAGGGAATTATACTTCTCCTGAAAGACAAGTCATTGTTATACCACTGGAAACTGTCAATGGAAAACCTGACTTTAACAGCTTTGATGAAAACAACGCTATCTCAATGATCCCCTCCAATGTCTATTCCCCGTCATTCCTTGAACAGAACGTAGTACTCAATGACATGCTGACAGACTACCAAAATGACGCCATGATTCTTGACGCTCCCGAAATTGTTCCCGGACAAACTTATACGCTTGCAACGGGTAGTGGAGAGACGTTCAATGTGGCTGTATTGGGCAAACATCCCAGTGGAAAATGGACTGTGCAGGAAGAAGGACAGTCAGCACCAGAACTGATTTCCCATGAAGATCTGTCAGAAATGATCGGTAATGCAGAAGCGATTCCCTACATGCTTGAATACGCGGAAGCTGATAAAAGATTCTCTTTGGAACAGGAGCAGACCACCAAAGAAATTGAACGTCAACAAAAGAAAGCCGAGAAAGAAGCACAACGTATTGTCAAAGAACAGGAGCGCATTGCCGCCAAGCAGACGGCGGAAGAAGAGCAAAAGCGCATAGCCGAAGAAATAAAAAAACCAATCAACCGTCTTGCTAGATATCCTGAAGGGCATAAACGCGCCGGTATGCCTGATTATGAGAACAGCGATCCGGACGATGTACGTGCCTATTTAGTGGATCTGTTAGGTATAAACGATGCGGTTAAAAGCATACGAAATCAGATTGAAGCATTACGAGAAGAAGAAAAGAAACAGACTGAGAAATTACAGAATGACCAAACAGAAGTAGCGAACAGTGTACTGGGACCCGATGAAATGATTGCCGCCCGTGAATTTTTAGAAGAAGAAAAAGAAGTATTAAACTCCACACGGAAAAGCCTTTCTTTCTGGAATAATTTGCTCGAAATTACGGGTGGCAAATCATCCGAACAAGTTCAAAGTATAGTAAACAAGGCAGAAGCTGCACAGAAATCGCAACACTCAAAGCAGAATGTATATAAGCCCAGTAAAGAATATACCGACGCACAAAAACTAATGAAGGACAGCAAGAACGCATTGGACATCTTGTCAGACCTCAATCCACATACCTCCGAAGAGCTGGCTGCCATTATTCTTTCCGCTGGTGACATCAGACTCACCCCTGAAAGTCTGAAGAAAGAAAGCGGCTATAGTAATTCAGATCTCTCTGGATTTATTGGTCTGATATCCAAAGATGGCATGTCTGTACGTGAAGCTGGCGACAGACTGATGCAGATAGACCGTGAAGGAGAATTGAACATACTTGACCAATACGACCCCAATGCCGGTCTGAACGCCATTATCGGTGCATTATCCGAATCACGCACCATGGGAAATCTGAATCGTATGGTTGAACGTAACCGAATAGCACAAGCTAAACAATTATACAAAGAGGAAGAAGCAGCCATAATGCAAGAAATGGATAATGCCTCATGGGAAGAATACGGCATGAGCTATGAGGATTTGCAAAAATTACAAGATGCTATTACAGCATCTATGGAACAAATGCCACATTTGGTGGAAGAATTTAAAAAATCGGATGAATACATCGAATTTATCAATACATTTGTAGAAACCAAAGGAACCATAGACAATGGAAAAGAAAGAAATGACCGAACTAGCTTATCAGAGAGTACAGATGAAATTACGGATGATGAGTCACAAAGAGATAATCGCCCTTCTCCCAGAAGCGAAGAAGGCTATGACCGAGATAGAGAAAAAGTTTCTGAAACGCAATCTGGCGAACGGAGCAGACGGACAAAGGGAAGCATTGAGGGTAATCAGCAGTTATCTGATGAAACAGGAAATGGAGAAACTGAAAGCGGAGCAGGAGAAATAAAACCCGAAGGCAAGAAGAATGACACGGCTGCTCTTCAAAGCGAACTTTCCATTCACAAAGCTAATATTTTATCTGGCACTAAACAAAATACAACACAAGACCATATTGCGGAAGCGCGCGAAATGGTCGACACCTCCCCTACAGAAGCACAGAAGGAGGCCGGCAACTACAAGAAAGGTCATGTCAAGATTGACGGGTACGATGTAACCATTGAGAATCCCAAAGGCTCTGTCCGTAGCGGAAGGGATGCCAACGGACAGGAATGGAGCATTACCATGAACAACGACTACGGCTATATCCGTGGCACGAAAGCCGTGGACGGTGACCATATAGATATATTCCTGTCTGACAATCCATCCGAAGGAAATGTGTTTGTCGTAGACCAACTCAATGAAAAAGGTGAATTTGACGAAAGTAAGGTGATGTACGGTTTTCCGTCTATGGATGAGGCACGTTCCTCTTATCTTGCAAACTATTCTCCTGGTTGGGAAAACCGAATAGGTACCATTACAGAAGTAACGAAGGAAGAGTTCAATAAATGGATTGATTCTTCAGTAAAGAAGACCAAGCCTTTTTCCGAGTACAAGAGCGTAAAACTTGAAATTGTACAGAAAGAAAATGCTGACAAAAAATATTCCGTAGAAAAGAGACATCATGCCAAAAAGAATACCGATATTTACGCTGTGAAATTTGAAGAACGGTATGACCGGGAAAAATTTTTAGAACTGAAAGGCAGGGTAAAGGAATTTGGAGGATATTATTCCTCTTTCGGCAAGGGCGGATTCATATTCAACAACGTGGATGATGCTCGCAAATTCGGTGATACTATTACTAATCAAATAACAGCAGAAAACAATGGAAACGAACGAAAGTCTATGGAGAGCCAAGCGTTCTATACAGAGGGCAAGGCAGACGAACTTAGAGACCAAGCAGGCATTGAGGAAACGATTGCAGAGGCTGGAACAGGAAGAAAAAGCGGAAGCGATATATATAGCCGACCTAGAGAAACAAGTGATGGAGAAAGTGCAGAACAACTAATCACCATCAGACACGGGTACCAAAAAGGTGATAAAGTGATGTATAAAGGCGAACAGGCCATTATATATGACTTTGAACCAAACGGACTTCCTATTTTAAATACAGGATTGGCACCAGTCATTTACGAGTTAGGGAACTGGGATGATATTTCTCCTATCAAAGAGGAACCTGTCACTATAAAGGAGGTAATAGAAATAGCTGTTGCTAATACTCCGAAAAAGAAATTGGAGAAGGCAAAGCGGCAATCGACCGAGCGTAAGAATAGACGAAATACATACAGAAAAGAGATAGGCGATTTATTTGCAAAAGCTGACGATTTGGACAAGGAATTGGACAAATTGGAAAAGCAAGTAGATGAAAAGTATACTCCGAAATGGGAATATTCCGTCACTGTGGATAAAGAGACAGGTTATACGACTCTGAACCGTGATGATGTGAACGGACCTATCCCTATTGGTGACGGACCTATCCCTATTGGTGACGGGCGTTTCAACTATTCGGCAAACAGTCCACAAGAAATGCTGGATATCCTTCGTAACCCCCAAAATGGGATGCAGGAAGTTCTTGACGCTGTCGGTGTGACGCTTGAAAATAAAATAAAGAAGCGCGAAACAGATCGCAACCGAACTGAAATAAATGAGCTAATAAAAGATACAGAAAATGGAAGACGAATTGAAACAACGGATAGAAGCCTACGAGAAGAAAGTAGGCAAGAAATTAAAGGAACTGAACGAGGAAGAAACGATAGAAGCGTGCATGGAGATCATGTCTCTGACAAGAACGGAAGCGGAAGAGTATCTGAACCAAGTGGCAGCGAGCAGCCTGTTGTAACGCAAAACCGCAACAACTTTTTGTACGGAAACAGACATCTTGAACTGCCTGCTGGAGAAATAGGAAAACTGAAAGGTAACATTGAAGCGATACGTACCCTAAAGGAACTGGAAGAAAGTGGAGAGATGGCTACTCCAGAACAGAAAGAGAAGCTGTTGAAATTTGTGGGATGGGGAGGTTTGGCCGAATCGCTTAATGATACAGAGTATCGGGAATGGAAAAGATATCAGGATATCACCTATTGGAACGGTGAACAAGGCAATACACCATGGGGGAAAAAGTATGGTTCCCATTATGAGGCTTTACGCCCTCTCCTTACAGATGAAGAGTTCGGTTCCGCACAAGCTTCCACACTGAGCAGCCACTACACTCCCGAAACGGTTATCCGCAATATGTGGAGCGCATTGGAATATCTAGGCTTTAAAGGTGGAAAAATACTGGAACCTGCCATGGGTGTAGGAAATATCATCGGATTTATGCCGGAAAAAATAAGCCGCAGAAGCCGTATCTCTGGTTATGAACTAGACAGCATACCAGGACGAATAGCGAAGCAACTTTATCCAGACGCAAACATCAAGATTGCAGGCTATGAAACAGAGTTCCACCCCAATACCAAAGACGCCATAGTCACCAATGTACCGTTTGGTCAGATAGCACCGATAGACCCGGCACTGGACAAGACATTACGCAACAAGTTGAAAGGGGCTTATAATCTCCACAATTACTTTATTGTAAAAGGCCTGCTGGAACTGAAACCAGGTGGCGTTGGTGTGTTTATCACTTCATCCGCCACCATGGACGGAAGAAACAGCAAGGCACGCGAATATATATCAGGTTTGGAGGTAGACCTTATCGGAGCAATCAGGTTGCCCAACAACACATTTAAAGCCAATGCGGGTACGGAAGTAACGGCAGACATTCTGTTTTTCCGGAAACGGTTGCCAGGAGAAGCGTCTAATGGTGTAAACTTTGTTACACTTGGGCAAATTGGTACAGGGACTTACGAAGTCCCATCCAAAATAAAGGGTGAATATGAAGAAGTGGAAATTCCTCTGTTGGTCAATGAATATTTCGTCACACATCCCGAAATGATGCTGGGTACGGTAATGACCGCCCACGATGCAGGAAGCGGCGGACTATATGGCGGAGATAGCCAAACATTGGTAGCTCGACCGGGAAGCACGCTTGATATGGAACTAGCAGATGCGGTAACCAAACTTCCCGAAAACATTCTTGAAGAGACTAGAAATATGATTGCCGAAACGGAATCCAATAACGACAAACCCAAACTACCTCGTAAGAGAACAGGGGAGTTAAGCGTAAAAAACGGAAAAGTCTATGTGTTCGATGAAGAAACAACAAGCGAAGTGGCGGCAGGTACGTTCAAACACAACAAAAAAGAGCATACCTATGCCGACGCAACCAAAGATTACCTGCAATTAAAAAACACTTTGAAAGAATTGATACGTCAGGAACGTGAAAAAGCTGAGGATCCTGCCACACTCCGCAAAGAATTGAATGACCAATATGATACTTTTGTGGAAAAATACGGAAGACTAAACGGTAACAAGAATCTGAACGTCATCCTAGAAGAAGATTATGAACGTTTTCTTCCACAAGCACTGGAGAACATAAGAATATCCATAGATCCAAGTACCGGGAAAAGAAACAAAGTTATTGAAAAAAACACAAAAGGCATCTTGTCCATTCGTGTCAGCCAACCCATGACAGAGCCTCTAAAAGCGGAAAACCTACAGGATGCCATCGACATCAGTCAAGCATATCACGGACGTATAGATCTGGACTATATCAGCCACATGTTGAATATACCTACAGAAGAGGCCCGTGAACGCATTCTACAAGGAAGACAGGCTTTTGAAGATCCTGTCACCGGTGTTTTAATCGACAGGGACGCTTACTTGAGCGGAAACATACGGGATAAACTGGAACAGGCACGAAATGCGGCTCTACAAGATTCCAAGTTTGATACCAACGTATCCGAATTGGAAGCATCCATGCCCGAAACCATTCCGTTTATTGATATCTCATACAAGATTGGAACACCATGGATTCCAGTAGAGGTATATGCAGATTTTGCATCCGAAGTGTTAGGCATTTCGAATGTATCGGTACGTTATGTGCAAGCTGTGGATGAATTCATGCTTTCGGGAGGTCATGTCAGTGACTTTACCAAAGCAAATGACTACAACACTCCGGCAAGAAGCGTTCTGGATCTGTTCAATGATGCCATAAATCTACGTAAGCCTACCATATATCGTCAAATAGGCAAAGACAATCGTGTGAAAGATGAAGATGCTACCCGTGAAGCCGTACAACGGATTATGGATATGAACGATGCTTTTGTACGTTACATACAAGAAAAGGCAAATATTCATTCCCGACTACAGAACATCTACAATGACCGGTACAACAATTATCGTTTACGTGAATATCGTGAGCCTCAATTCAAGAGTACGGACGGAAAGATACATTACCCTGGAGCAAACAAAGACATAACCTTACGCACCCATCAGATAAAAGCGGTACAACGCAGTTTGCAAGGAAGCACACTGCTTGCCCATCAAGTAGGTACAGGAAAGACATTTACCATGATCACTACCGCCATGGAGATGCGCCGATTAGGACTGGCAAAGAAACCCATGATAGTGGTACAAAATGCTACTTTGCAAGATTTCGCATCGGACTTTATGAAACTTTACCCTAGTGCAAGAATTCTAGTACCAGGCGAGGAAGAACGCAGCGCATCACAACGCAAACGCCTGTTCAACCTAATAGCTACGGGAGACTTTGATGCTATCATCATACCACAGAGTTTCCTTGCATTCATTCCGGATGATCCCGGGCGAAAGGCAGCGTTGATACAGCAGCGTGTAGACGAAATTATAGCAGCAGCTAATGAATTGGAGGTAGAAGACAAACAATTGGCAAACCGCTTGCGCCGTGAAGCAAAAAACCTCTCATTATCTCTACAAGTCAATAAAGAAGAAGGAGCAGGAACAAAGAAAAAGAAAACCAATGTAAAGCAACAGGCCAAAAAGGCTGAAAGCACATTATCCAGAGAGTCGCGCAAATTGGACCGCCGCACGGATGACGTGCTCACCTTTGAACAAATGGGTGTGGATGCTCTCTTTATTGATGAGGCCCATAACTTCAAAAAGATCGGTTTTTCCACCAAGATGCAAAACGTAAAAGGAATTGATACCGGATTTTCCGAACGTGCCAATTCCCTTCTGCTGAAATCAACATTTGTACAGGAACGCAACGGAGGGCGTAATGTGATTTTAGCTACAGGAACCCCCATTACAAACACTATGGCCGAAGTATGGACAATGATGCGATTTGTAGCCCCTGAAATATTGGAGGATTATAACATCAAGACATTTGACGAATTCGCAGCCACTTTCGGACAGGTGGAGCCTTCATTGGAGTTTACCAGTACAGGAAACTTCAAAATAGCTGACCGTTTCAAGAGCTATGTGAATGTACCTGAACTGGTGAAGGCCTTTCGCAGCCATGCTGATGTGGTACTGACTACAGATGTTCCTGAATTCAAGCAGTCCAAAAGCATTCCACAATTGAAGAATGGCCGAATGACCAACCATGTTATTCAAAAATCAGAAAAATTACAGGAAGTGATGGATGTACTGATAGAGGTGTTGAAGGAGGATGAAAACAAGCATGGAAAAGATAAGACGCCCGGACTTCCTCTTGTAGTGTTTCAAAAAGCCAAACAGGCAGCTATAGACTTGCGTCTTATCAATCCGTCATTTCCTGACGATCCTGAATCAAAAACCAACAAAGTGGTTTCCGAAGTGAAGCGCATCTACCAAGAAAGCACATCTGACAAAGGAGTCCAGATGATTTTCTGTGACAGTTACCAAAGTCCAGCAAACGAGCCAACTATTGATTTGTTCGGTTATGAGGAAGACGTTCCACAGTTCAACCTGTACAGAGACATCAAAGAGAAACTCATCAAGGAAGGAATCCCCAAAGATCAGATTGTTATAGTCAGTGAGATTACGAATGCCGACCGTAAAAAAGCTGTATTCCAAAAGGCCCGTGATGGTGAGATAAGGGTACTTATAGGAGGTACGGAAAAAATGGGTGTAGGAGTAAATGTACAAGACAGAATGATAGCACTCCATCACATGGATGCTCCCATACGTCCCATGGACTTCGAGCAGCGTAACGGACGAATCCTGCGACAAGGCAACATGTATGCAGCCAAAGGAATGCCTGTGGAAATACTTACTTATGGTGTGGAAGGCACATTGGACGCCACCGCATACGACCGTCTGCGCATCAAGCAGAATTTTATCAACCAGATGATGAAAGGCAATGTGAACGGACGCGTGATGGAAGATGAGGACAGTGAGGATCCCAGTGGAAAGACATTCAATCAAATGGCAGCGGAACTATCTGGAGACCAGACCGCACAAATGCTATTCATAGCGGAAAATAACGTAAAGAAACTGGAGGGATTGAAACGAAGCCATGAAATAAAGAAAATGTACGCACGCACTGAAATACCAGTACTGAACACCAGCATTGCGGTATTGAAGTCCTCATTGGATAAAGCGATACGAATTTCCAAGCAAATTGCCGAAAAGTTTCCGAATGGCATCGAACGAATATCAGCTAACGGACATTCTTATTCCGACAAGTTGGCCACAGCACTTGCCGACATAGCTGGTAAATATGAAGAAGAATATACTCTGAACAGGAACACTCCTCCTGTAAGCATAAGACTGAACAAAGATGCGGCCGAACTAGTTCTTTATCACGATAACGGACAATTGAAATATTCACTCTATGCTGGAAAAGATATAATAACAGAAGGTAAGGATATAAATACATTCTCTGGTATATGGATTAGCGTAAATAGTTCCATTTCCTCAATAGGGAAAAAAGTTTCATCTGTAAAAGATGAAATCGCCCAAAAAGAGAATCGTCTGAAAGGTATGGAATCCACATTAGAGAAACCTTTCGACAAGGAACAGGAATTAAAGGAAGCCCGTGGAAAAGTTTCCACACTCAAGCGAGAATTGGAAGAAAAGGCTAGAAAAAATGCAGAAAAAGTTCCCACATCCCAAAATACTGATGAGAACCTAAAATTATCCCTGCTAAAGAAAAACAATCCGAATCCTTTGCAAGAAGAGATGGCAGGAGATAGTTACGAAAATTTGGACCGTCTGGAAACTGCTACCGATGCCATGCATAAAATAGCCGTGAATGCCCCCCATCCGGCAATAGCAATGAATGGTCAAGATATTTTAAATGCCATGCCACAACTGGACAACCTGCAAATGGCCAAAGTAATCAACACATCACGCAAAAAGGATGTGTTGGCCATGTACGTTCCATGGAGTAAACAGATTGTGCTGTTACCCAATCACGGTACAGAAAAAGAAATACGTGACGCGAACTGGCATGAATCGTTCCACTATGCCATAGATATGGTTATCCTCTACAATACAGAAGGAAGGATGTTACTAGAACGTGCCTCAAACGATGTAAACGAACTGGACCCGGAATTATCCAAATGGGTGGATGAAAACTATAGTTCCAATCATTCGGAGGAGAAAGTAGCACACCTGCTTGAAAGTGTAATTTCATGGATGGAAGACCATGGAAAGACAAGCTCCCTATCATCTGGACTTGACTTTGGCAACCAGTATGTTAACTTGAACGAAATAGCTAACAAAATTATTAACTTTTTAACTCATAATGAAAATGATAATAACAACAAAAATTATGAACGAGATACGCAAGCAAAACACGGAGAAAATCAAAAATGGAAAGATGAAGATTACTCCCCAGCTCTATTCGGAGAACCGAAAAAGGGAGAAGAGCTAAAATTTGCTCTGCGCGGAAAGCCACGCCGCAAGGATGGTGAGAGTATGCTTTCCTACAGCAAACGTATGAAAGAATGGCAAGCGGAAAAAGAAGAAGCCGAGCGTACCCGTTCCGTAGAAGGAGAAAAAGGAGTTGATTCCATTAATGAAGAACTTGAAAACCTTTCCATGGAGATGATGTCATACCCTCATCCGAAACGCAAGCTGGATAACAAAGGGAATCCAGCGGAAACAGATGAAGCATTTGACAACCGTGTACGAGAATGGGAAAACTGGTACAATACCCGTGGCCGAGAAATAAGAGATCGGATGAACGAACTTCACGCACAGGCGGAGGCCGAGAAAACAGAAGCCCGTGACGAAGAGATAAAAACGGTGGACGAACAGTTACGTGAAGGAAAAACATCAGAGAACAAAGCTCCGGAAGGATTCTCACCTGATGCCCCAGACAATGTGAACAACTTCACCAAAGAAGAAATGCGCGAGATACGCAAGTCCTTCCAAAAAAGAATGACCGATATGAAAATATCTTTATCGAAAAACCAGATAAGAAAAGATATTCATCAAGAAATTATTGAACGCAGAAGATATATCGAAAGCAGCAATCTGGAAGATGCTTTCTTTGTGGACAGGCTAAGAGAAATGACCAAAGGAAACAAACAAATGCTGAAAAACGTGATAGATTATATCGAAGCTCCTGCCATTGAACGGATGAACGCGGAACAAGAAAAAAATTACAACAAGCTGACAGCGGAAGCCAATATTTTTAAAGAGCAATCAGAAAAGACGCACAACCAATTTATTTCTATAGCCCGCGAATGGGACGAACTGGAAAACAAACCCAACCGGACTGATGAAGATGAGTTTCAGTTAAAAAGGAAACGTTTCATGTATGACAAGTTGCAACAAAAATACTTACGAGAAAAGAAACAGTATGAAAATACACTTCGCGAAGCGGAATCCAACAAACCCAATCCGATACAGGCATTTGATACAGAAAATGCTTCGCCGGAATTGAAAGCATTGGCCAAGGAAGTAGCCGACTGGTTTGAGGAAGTGTATAACCTGATGTCAGAAGAAGGTGTGCTTTACAACGCCCCACAAATACAAAATTATGTTACTCATATCTGGGACTGGAAACGAAGTCCAGCAAACGCACAAGAAAAATACACCAACTATATGAATACAATCCGTATGCGCTCACCATTTACCTGGCATCGTGTAATACCTAGTTATGCAGCCGGGAAGGCTATGGGTATGGTCCCCAAATATGAAGATATAACTGGAATCATATTGGAATATGGTCATTTCGCTACAGAAACCATAGCCAATCATCGCTTCATAGAGTTTTTGAAAAATTTCAAAGTTTTTGTTCCAGGCGGCAGAGACAATATGCCAATGGATATGGATATCATTGTACCTGATTCGGTAAAAGACACAAGTTATTCACGCATGGACCATACTGCATTAGATGGATATAAAGTACTGAACAGTATTCAAAAATACATTACTCCCGTTTTAGGTGATCAACGTATTTTAAATCCGAAACATTACAGTGAATTCACAAACAAATTAATAAATGGAATCTGGGTAACAAGCGGACTGATGAAAAAAATTGCTTTATCCTTCTCCTTCTTCCACCATGGAGCATTAACAGAAACAGCTATTGCCATGCTAAAACCATGGGGAGCCGCCAAGGTTATAGGTAAAAACTTGATATGGGACGTGATTACCAAAGGTAACATTCCAGCTATGAATGACAAAGAAGCTGCCCGTGATGCAGTGAAACATCTTGTATCCTTAGGAGCAAGCAATGATTATGTAACAGCCGATGTAAATAATCTGACTGCAAAGTTGAAGAAGCTTACAAAAGACAAAAACATTCCTATAGTCCAACAGGCAGCTTCTCTACTTGACTTTTTGAACAGAGGGAGCGACAAAATATTATGGGATACCATCCATGACGGTTACAAAATTGCCTCATTCGCCAAAATGGCCAAAGAAGTACGAAGCAAAGCTGAAGCAAAAGGGTGGACGCTAGAACAGACAGAAAAAGCATTGGATGAATGCGGACATTTAATAAATGACACATTTGGAGGTTTGCATTTTGACATACTAGGCTTTTCCCCTAAGAGCGTACGAATCATGCGTGCGTTACTCCTGTCTCCCGACTGGACGTTAGCTACTATCCGACAAGCATTGTCACCTTTAGGATTCGGGCAACTATATGCAGACAATGGATTTTGGAAAAACCTTGTATCCAACGAACCAGAAGCTAAGACCCGGAAGAAATATGGACGCGATTTTTGGATTACAGCAGGCATATTCTTCTATGCACTAATGAATGCCTTAAACGCTTACTTCCGTGTTAAAGACGAAGAGGAGCAAAGACAAATGGCGGATGAAAGACGTAAGACAGATCCTGAATATAAATCATCCTATGAACTGGCCTATCCTGATGGTATGAAATGGTACGACTATACTATGCCAGGAAACACAATAGGTCAACAGACCCATCTGTTCACTGGACGATACAGCGACGGCACAGAAAGTTACGCCCGTTGGGGAAAACAATTCCGTGAACTACCCGAACTTTTCTTCGGACGGGACGGTCTAAGTTTTCCCGGCCCCATGATTGACAAAATGAGTGGAAAGGCAAATCCATTATTAGCTACAACTTTTGAATTTATAAGTGGTTATTCTCTTAGCGGATGGGAAAATAAATACATGAAGGACAAAAAAGGATGGGAACGCGAGGCAGGACGCATGTATTTTCTAGCAAGCAAACTTCTCCCTTATTCCATTCCAACACAAGAAGACAAGGATTTTATGTTCCTCGATTTAGTAATGCCTTCATCCAAAGGATTCACTCCAAGCAAGGCTATCAATTATTTTGAAAAAGGAATTGAAAGCGGGGATTTTAACTATGTAGCCAAAGTTTACAATGCCTGTGTGATGAACGAGCTACAGCCGGAAAAGTACTTCAAAGTAGCTAAAGCCAAGATAGAGGCAGAAGCCAAGGCTAATCAACTGGAAGGTATCGAAACTTTTCAGGATGCTACCAAGGCATTTGACGAGGCTACAAATATAAAAGATCGCAAACGGTTGCTACGCTATATGGAGCAACAATTAGGAGCACAGGACTATTATGCCATCAGCCAAGAAGAAATTGTGAAAAAAGCCCAGGACATTATAAATGGTGAAATGCCTGACACTTCCAATAGTGACCGTTACATTGAGCAAGCTACTTCGGAAGATATCACTGAAGATTTCCGAATGAAAAAGAATGCTACCGGACTAAAAGCTTATTATCAAGATTATGCGGAACTTGCAGGCAGTAATCCGGATGCGGCAAAGCGTATGCTTACAGAGAAAGGGAAATTCATTCAAGGTTATCGACTAACCACTACTTTCCGTTCCCGTATCAATAAATTGAAAAAGATGCTGGGAAAAGATCAGGATGAAAAAATTATGAGTGAAATCCGAAAGACAAGAAAAAAATACTTTGAAGAAATGGATAAACTGGAGTAAGAATTTTCGTCAACAGAAAACTTAAAGACAGGATTTGCCATCATATTATATACAGCAAATCCTATCTTTATATCTTGCACCTATTATAAATTTGCAAGCCATTTCTTTCCAGACTTGGTGTGTGACCAAATAACCAATGCGGAACCTATGACGCTAGTTATTAAAAAAATCGTTGTCAATGCATCCATATTATTTCTTATTTTAAAATTCTATTTGCAAAATTTGCCAATATATAGGTAGAGAAAATACCCAATATGATTGTAACCCAATTCATCTTGTTTGGTTCATTGGTAAATAAGGGAGTTATACCACCTAAAACCAAAGCGGCAAATACCAACTTGGACAAATCGAAGAAATATCCGGCCAGTCTTTCACGTCTGGTTTTATCCTTTTCCTTCACTTCCTTCTTTTCTTCCTGTTGCTTGATGAAATTTCCCATTCTGCATACTTTTTATGCAAAGCTATAAAAAAAGTTGGCAATCACAATGTAAACGCCAACTTTTATAACTGATTTTATCACTTTCCTCCTTTGCTCAAAGTCATGGGAGCATGACATCCTCCCCGCTCCCACTCCTTGGCAAGCATCTCACGCAATATCCTGTTCTCCTCCAGCACCATAAGAACCAGTTTCTTCATTTCACCAAGATCTTATTGTTTATAATGAATCTTATTATTTCAACATACCTTCATCTTCCCAAGAATCCAATGATATAAACAAGCCACAACATACGAAAGAATAAATGAAATGACAGCTATTACTACCATACTAAAAGTTTCCAACTTATACAAATAATAAAAAGTACAACTAAAGACCAGTATATGCACCAAGTACCATTCATAAGAAATCTTATTAGTAAACATAAATAAGCCATTAATAGGTTTTATATGTAATTTATATATAATCAACAACGCAAACAAATATCCAATCATAGAAGGAATATCATTATATAATTTCCAAATGCCTCCTTTTATTCCAGCAAATCCTGTAAGAGCAACACATATTATACAGACAGGTACTAATATATTAAAATTCAACGAATTGACTATTTTAGCATTAAGTTTATAGCATTTAGCTAAATACATACCTAAAACAAATTCCCAAAGATATTGTAAAAAGAAACTATTCCATACACGCACATCGCTTTTCCCAAGCATCGCTACAATAGTAGTCCATAACAGACTTATCAGCAAAGCATAAATCACCCCCGTAGATTTATTAAATAGTTTCAACAACAAAGGCCATAACAAATAAAACTGAATTATTGTTGAAACAAACCACATCTGCAATCCAAAAGAACTTTCCAAATCATTGAAAAACATTTTAAAAAGGAATACATGACTAAGTACTTGGAGAAGTTTATCCGATGAGGTATTATAAAAAGGAATCAGAGCACTTATCAATATAATTATTATGTACGGCAAATAAACTTTCAAAAAACGTCGTTTCAAAAATTGAATATAAGTAAGCGGTCTGTTTAAATATGATAAATAAAGTCCAAATCCACTACATAAGATGAATACATGTACTCCTGCCCCACCAAAAGATGAAGCAGCCATTAAGAACGGACTTATCGGAAAACTTTGCAACAAATGCATTAACACAATGGTAAAAATAGAGAATCCTCGCAAAAAATCAATAACTTCTAATCTTTGTAGCATAACAGTAATTTATTTAATTCAACTTTTCAATAGCTCGGGAGAGGCTAATCAAACCAATCACATTATTCAGATTCTTTATATATGGTATAACAAACATATATCCAGCTAGGGAAGTAATATTTCATCCCATAGAAAACAAGAAAAAGACTCATAGTTTTCATGTATCTTAAACATCTATCCATCCCACAGCATTTGTCGCAAAAAAGGAAACCGAAACAATGAAGCTATAACCAACCTTTTCATATACTTTATATTTTTTGCACAAAAATACGCATATAATTGTAATTTACAATGTAAATCTCAAGATTTTACATTACCGATTGTTTTTAATAAGATTGTTTTATATCTTTGTATACCTTTGTTATACCTGATTACTAATCATTATTGAACAGGAAGGGCGGCAATCTGGGAAAGACAGCCGCCCTTGTCACATATTGGATAAACATACACAAGACCAACCAGTGTGAAAACAAAAAAAAGACGGTCCGAAACTATATCGGAACCGTCCAAATCCTGATGCACATCGCTATGTGCGATGCAAAGATACAAAATTCCATGCAAATATTTTACATTCATGAACAAATCGCTATATTTGTCTCATCTTTAAATTTTAACACTATGAAGCAATCAATATTACTTACATTCATAATCCTATTCTTAGGTTCATGTGTCAGCAAAAGCAAATATGAAGATTTAGAAATGGAGAATTACAACCTTAGAGAAGAAGTGGACAGACTAAAAAACAAGAATACTGACCTGAACTCTACGATTCTGAACATGTCCCTACAAATAGAAGAACTACAGGAAAGGATTGAAAACGATATTAAATATGCCTCACAGGCTAGAAACGCTATAGAATCCGCAGAATCATCTTTATTTTTAGGGTTTGATAGAATATTTTGGGAATCGGAACTTGACAATGCCAAATCTTGCATGTCTTATATAAAATATGGCTATTAATTTATATAATATGGGAACAATCGAAAGGACACGGGTAATACGCCCTTCTTCAAGAAAAGATAAATCCACCTATAAAGTCGATATTGAAAGACGACAAGAAAAAGACAGTCTTCACCTAACAGTTACTCACGAAAATGACTGCAATTTCAGAAAAGAATATTATTTTTCCGCAAATCAACTATCAGGAAAAAAGTCCATCCACTTCAAATGGAACGGAAATGATATTGTTTGGACCGATGGAATTGTACCGATTCGAATTGTTAAATAAAAAACGATATAGAAAGTTTCATTTTCATGGAATAATGAAACTAGCTTTTCGCTATATTTGCATTATCAATGCTTTCTTTATCGTCCATATATGTCAATGACGTTAAACTTATGACTATAACTCTTTAAAAAAGAATGCCAATGGCAAGACTTATAAAGAGACTACAGTAGTATTTCTATCGCTGCGATACTATCTGTAGGTCTTTAAAGAAAAGAGCAGCGACTTTTTACTCTAAAAACAAGTGGTGGATAAATCCTGCAATCAAATATATAACCCGAAAGGCATTATAGTTTGTGCGCGAGCATCAGGAAGAAATAGCATAGTGGTTCGAACAATGTTACTAACGATTTTTAGGGTGACAATATGAGGTAGGTAATTAGGGAGGGTGGAGGGGCCTCCCTTTTTTGAAGGGGAAAAATAGTATTAAAAACAATTACCAATATCCCAAGGATACTCCTCTCTGATAAACAAGTTTACCTACTAAAGTGTACCCTATAGTAGTAAAATGAGTTCCATCCATTAGTAATTGAGGAGGACATTTACCTTGGTTTATAAATTCAGTGTCTTCTTGAGTAGGCTCCAACCCAGCATCTACCAACCCTTGTTCCACCATATATTTTCTTAGATTAATATATCTAAGTCCAAATGCTTTTTGCATGGCTTCTTCTTGCGTTTTTCTGCTATTTAAATCTCCTGTATGCAGCCCTATAATTATATTTTTTTTAGTAGCAGCATAATTTATAGCCATATTATGGTAATCTACCAGTTGCTCTGGAGTGAAGCTACCTCCAACAGTAAGTCCATTAGTTCCCATCCATATAACAAGAACATCACTATCAACGCCAGTTCTCAAAGCTGTTGATACTACACTATTAGCTGGTATAGTAACAGGAGTACTTTGAGGCGTCACAAGACTCATCATATATCTACCATTATTATCATTATATGATGTACCAGTAAATAAGAGATTACATGGAACATTGTTAACCATTACAGGAGTTATTAAGCCCCTAGTAATATCTTTAAAGGCCCATCTCTGTAATGGAAGAGAATTGTTAGGAGTAAGAGCAGATATTATACCACTATCACCCAGTGTTCCTATCTGAACACCAGAACCATCTGCAGGAAGTACTATTTGATTTTTATTTAATAATACGTTAGAACCTTGTCTTCCAAGTATCATCTCTATAGAATCAGCATCATACCCTCCATTTATAATTTTCCAATTGTTTCCTAAAGCAGAATTAAGAACCTCAGGATATGAAGTTGTTACTCCACTTTGGTATCCTACTGTTAATGAGTCACCCAAACAAGTGATATACTTAACATTTCTGTTTGTATAAACTGTATCTAACCTTTCCACAAAAACCTTCCCGGCATTAGGAAATTCTCTATAATTTACTACAAGAAATGTTGCATTATCTTGAGTAATTTCAATCTCTGATTGAAACAGAGATGACACCATTGGACCTGTTTCTAATACATTTTTAGAATTATCTGTTATATAATAAGGTCTTGCAGCCTGCCATCCATAAGTACTGATTCTAAATTTATCTCCTTTCTTACACGGAATGCAAGTATTGAGAATATTCAAATTTGGATTACTCCACGTGTTTATAAAACCAACGGTTGGATTGACCTCCCAATATCCCTTATTAAAATCATCTATAGTATAAAATGGCTTATCATCAAGCACTCTAATATATTTATCAGGAATTGTGCCATCAGCATTATTCACTATGATATACCCATCTTCAGGCATCTTATAATACGTTGCTCTTCTATTATCATCATTAGGCTCTGAATAAATCACATTTCTATCTCTGTCTAATACTATCAATGGAATACCTCTGGAAAAGCCACAGGATTTAGAATATATAGCTGTGTCTTTCTTGGCTTCAAACAGTATAGTAGAAATTTCTCCCGGAATATTATGTCTACAAAATAAGGTCTTACCATTTTCAAGAATAAAGTAATAATCTTTCAAAAAACAATTAGAGGTTAGTATAGTCTGCAATTCTACACCTTTTTCTACAAAAAGATTTTCTGTATTTTTTATTTTGAGCAAAAAGAATAATGTATTAACATTATTTTGATTATGATTTACTATCAAATAACCATCTTCTTCCATTTCTATAATAAATGAATCTTTTACAGCTTCAGATTCTTCTAATATATTCAAATCAGTAGATGTTTTAAACCAGTTTTTTGCATTACCCTCCCCATTATTCTGCAAATAGAACTTATCACCTGTTTTACACTTTATTATTGAAGAATATAAAGGAATATTAGGATTTGACCTGGAAAAAACAGCTTTACCATCCACATTTTCCCAATAATATCTTTCTAAATCACTAATAGTAAGTACATGAGAATTAATAGCATTCAAATTTCCTGTTACAGAAATGTCAAAATCAGTTGTAATCTTGACCCAATTCCCTGCTTTATTCCATTCCGAATTTGTTATTTCATTATTTGCAATAAATTTCCAAGTTTCATACCTATCAGTTGATTTAGAAATAAACCTAATTTCAGAACCATGCCTCCTAATACTTGTTGGAATATTATATATTGCATCACTTAATGTAAACTTATTTGTTCCATCTATATTAGTATGATACAGTGAAATATCATAAGGTATATTAAATGATATAGTTTTTTGACTAACAACCTCTGTTTCGCTATCCCCCAGTTCCTGCACCACACCGGCATTGATGGACTGGAACGGACCGTGATCCACCCATCCGCCGGCATTATAAATATTCAGGTGGTAGATGGGCTTGGTATGTTCGGTATCATCGTCCGCATAGGTAGGTCCCACCATAATCATATCACCCTGCTTAGGATTAGGATATTGTGATTTATCTGTTACATAGGCTTTAATAGACAAACTGTTTGTAACTTCTCCGCTAAGATCTGACCATGTTTTGTTATCCCGCGATATCTGGAATTTGTTATCCTGAAAACGGAAATAAGCTGCAATGTAATCCGAGCACACCTCCCATGTCTCGTTATCATAGGAGAAGTGAAGCTTGTTATCTATCGTTTTGAGCCACGGGGTAAGTCCGTTATCCCCTTTGGGCCCCAAAGCAGCTATGCCGGTATCCTCACCGTTAATCACCCATGTGCCTTTTACCGATACGGAAATATCTCCAGAGAGTGTTAGTTCGTCCACACGTACCCAGTTGACATCAAGCCCCCAGTGAAAGTTGTCCCTCTGTGCATCATTCACACATTTCTCGGTTATGGCATTCCCCTGCATATCCACGTATGATATGATGATCCCCTTACGCCTCATTTCTTTCGGAACAATATTTCTCGTACGTCCCGCTGTACCCTGATACTGCACATAAATATTGTTATACTGTGCCAGTATCGCTTCCAACGACGCGCCGGTTCTTCCGTCATGTACCGCCTGTATCACTGTACGAGGATAGAAAGGGAATCTTCTTCCCAACATTTCATCAAGCTTGTCCATCTGCCTGATACTTGCATACTTGCTGTTGCAGCAAGAATCTTGTATGTTGTTATCTTCCATGATGTTTTTTAAAAAAGTTATAGAATTAACATTTATTCCAGACCATCCCCAGTCAACGGAGAAAATCCTTCTGCCAGACATCTTCTCTTTAAGGCATCACGATATGATTTCATTGCCGACAGTTGCCAACGCTGAAGTATTTGTTTATGCACTTCCATTTTAGAAAACACTGGAGATTCATTGATGAATTTCTCCAACTTTTCTACCCGGTCATTAAGTTGCTTATACTCTTCTAGCATTCTTATTTGATATCCTTGTAACATGGCTTTTATTTTAATTATCGTTATTATACTGTCGCCCCAGTAGCGTCAACCCACTCATTATTACCTTTATAATATATAGGTTTCGACAATGTACTATCAAAATATTGAAATCCTACTAAAACATTAGTAGGTCTATTAGAAGTAATTCCTGAATCAAACCAAGTCCCTGATAAAACAATTCTATCAACATTTAGATTTATGACTTTAGTTTTATTTCCAATTATAGTTCCATTTCCAATAGTACCTCCAATAAAATTAAGCACGCTATTATCAGGAACAGTAAGAGTTTTTCCTTCTAAATCTATATATCTGATAATATTATATATAGTATTACTTTTAATAAAATCATTTAATTTACTTGCGAAAACAACCTTTGTCACTAAAGTTCCGTCAGGATTTAACCAATCAGACTTAGACCAAGTTAATATATTTCCAAACGTATCATAGGTTTTTATCCCAATTAAAGTATCAGGCAAAGTAAGTATATCCGAGGTAATAAATTCAGCATCAACAGCCTCTACCGGATATGGATCTGTATTTTTAGGGAACCACTCATAAGTGTTAAGAGTAGCCCATTTGGTATCTCTCACTATCAATTTGCCATATTTTGAAGAAACTTTAATCCAAATGTCTAATGTATAAGAAACAGGGTCAAATATCCATCTTATATTTAAAAAAGAATCATTGCCAGTATCGTATCTATCAGATAGTATATACAATTTATTATCTACATATAGCAAAGAATATTCGGTTAATATCCTATATGTCGAATATAAAAAACGAAAACCGCTTGTCGGAACTTTAGTTATCTTAATGTATTCATAAGATTCCGGAGAATCAGAAATTGCATTATTAAACCTTATAATCCCCAAATTAATATCATAAGTATTATCTGCAACTTTCCCATAAATTCCCTTCTTATCCTTACAAAAATCTTTACTCAAATCCGTCGGAATAATATTAGTTTCATAACTGTTTCCATAACCTGTATTATTTTTATATATTTCAATTATAGGGTAATCAATTGCCAAGTTTATAGCGGATTTACTTGTATTTGCTAATTCCCATCTTAATTTACACTGTGAATCCTTCGGATCCGGTATTATATCGTATAAATATTTAATAGATTCTATTGATACTAACCCGTTTTGGAACATATCGGTTTTCAGAGTATAATCTATGTTGTCAACATTTACTATTAATTTATATCTTCCAACTTCATACAAGGGCGTATCTACGACTGCTAATGACGGATTAACTATAAAAGTTAAATACTGATGTATAACAGTATATTGTGTGATAAAAGTTGTAACATCCAAATCAAAAGAAACCGCTTTACCAGCACCAACTGTAACATACATTCTTTCTCCCCTAGATACATTTTCTGAATGAATGTTGTTTTTAACAAAATCCTCAGGAAGATTATGGCATTTAGTTATATTCGCTCCATTAAATATTATATTATTAAAAGCTGAAAAATTGCTTAACACATAAGGAGTATCTTCTCCTGGTTCATCATGCGTATTTATATTTATATAATTACCTTTAACAGCATAAGCTGGGCTTCCTACAGAATATAGATAATGAGATACATAACTATTTAAAAAGCCTGTGGTTGAAGTAAATATTAATATACTATTACTACACTTCAAAACGGCATTAGCACATAATATTGAGGATTGTTTATCTCTTTGATACCCATTAGCATTCAGAACAGCTTGAATATAATTATCATGTCCTCCCACATAAATACCATTTGCACAATTTTGTTGAATATCCAAGCCTGTTACATTGCAATAACTGCCACTTACATAAACTGCGTATTTACTTCTAGGAGTAACAGCATCATATTTATATCTCCAGGCTTTATTGGCAACAAAAACTTTACAATTAGACATTCTTGAATTTTGAGATAAATAAATACCTCCTTGTTGACAACTCCCAACCGTACTATTATGAATAGAATTATCAGTTCCTTCCATAAAAAAAGCATAGTCACCGCATGCGTAATATGAGATAGAATCTATTATTCTACATTCTCTATAAGTCCTTTCAATACTTACAGCTCTATACCCATGCTCAAAATGGCAGTTTTCTACATATATTTTAGCGTCCCACTCATCCGTATCCCCATTGACACTTTGCCTAAAACCTATACCATTATAGTAATCCCCCAATATAAAAGAAAGCCCTCTAAATAGAACTTTCACAGCTTTTTCAGAGTAAAAAATATAAGGAAGGGTATTCGCATTTGGTAAATCATTTACATCAAACTCCTTAGTAGTTGGAGATTTTATGATAGTTTTACCTTTTTCTCCAAACAAAGTAATATTACTTCTTACCTGAATCGTATTACCTATAAAATAAATTCCATTGTTTAATTTAACAATATCAAAATTATTAATGGTATCCTGTATAGATTCAGTACAATCATGTACTCCATCTGGAAGTGCCCCAAACCACTCAGGACAAGCTGCCGCCACATCCCAGCTACCATTTATTGTTATAGCACCAAATATCTTTTCCAATCCTGCTTCAATTTTGGTATTGTCGCCAACGACAGTACCATTACTAAATCCCCCTCCTTGAAAATCTAAAGTGCATTTTGACGGAATAGTGATAGTTTTCCCCTCCAAATCATAATCATACTGTATGACATAAATCGTATCAGACCAACATATCATGGACTGGGTCAGAATATTTCGCCCTGCCACAAGATTCTTGCGCAGATAACATCTTCCCTTCCCTGAGTAATTATTCGGATCATACCTTTTATTAGCCAGTTTCAGTTGACCGTGAACCGATGTAATATCCTCATCATCCGCAAAATTGGTTATGCTCTTGTTACCGATAAGCTGTTTGGTGGATTCACTAAGCATCTCGGGCGTTATCATCCCGTCCATCACGGTAGGAGGATTATCAATGAACATATCATTGAATGTATCCTCAATGTGACGTCTGACAGCTTTGCGTGTAAGATAAGTGTCCGGTATACGGTTGCCGTTCTCATCCGCTATAGCCCTATCAGCCACCATCTCCGGTGCTTCCATCTTCTCAATGAATACCTCTTCAGCATGAATCTCATTACGCTCCGCCTCTAAATCAATCTTCCACCAGCTTTTCTTGTCTTTCCAAAGCGAAGCAGAATTTCCCTTAAAATACCATGTTTCAGCCTGATTGGTGTAAGCAGAAACAAACGTGACCTTCATGCCGGGTATTCTGTATTCCTCCGGTACAAGCGCTATGGCATCTTCAAAAGTAAACACATTGCTCTTCTTTACAACAAAAGGGGCCTTGGACGTGCTTCGTTGTGCTACAAACGACGTTTTTGTGTACCCCGGCATGTTGACACGATCACAGGGTCTGTATTTCTTCCCTTCAACATAATCAGGAAATGCACTGAAATATCTCTGTTCCTTCCAATCATGTGAGAATATCCGGGTATCTTGGGTATGATTACGGCTTACATTATATTCAGTCAGCAGATTATAATCGAAGATGCTCACCTTATCGACTGTGAGATCATAAGTTCCCAGAACACCGCTCAAATCATTCCATCCGGCCCGATATCCTTTAGGAACAAATCCTTCAACATAGTAGAAGTACGGCTTTGTTTTCTTCACACTGCCGACAAGTGCCCATGACGGTTGTTCCATCTTGTCCGGCAACGCTTCAGAAGTTGCCACATGACCTATATAATTGACATCGTTCAACGTTTCCATTTTAGGGACTTCGGCTCTGTCCGCCTTATAAGGAATAAGCCCCAGCAATGCATTAATCTGATCAGGCGTATAATGAATATTTTCATGATATTCATTCGGATGAGGATCACATGCATGATAAGGATGAAAGCAAGAATCAAATCTTTCCATATAAATATATTTTTTATTATTCAAAGATAAGCAAGAGCTTCACAATGAAATGTATATAATAAAAGGAACTCAGACTTTCACAAGCCCGAGCCCCTAAAACCTTAAACTAATACCTATGTGCTATTTTATTTGAGCGCAAAGTTATCTTCTTCCATAATGACTTTAAATTCCAGCAACGAGAAATAACACGAATCCTGTCACTAACCAGCAGACGATGATAATAATTCTGCCATTCTATCATTTTCTCCTTTCTTTCCCCGTCCTGACAGGAAGGTAAGCCGTTCTTGCTTTTCGTGTAATAAAAGCACATCTCTTTCAACTGCCCTCGGTTCATTCGCATACGAAACCTTCCCCGATGAAGAAGATATTTATAACTGTCCCACCTGTCCTTATAATAATCATAAGTGATAGAGATGAGCTTCTGTTGTGCAGGATCCCATATGACAAAATAACGCCTTCCGTCCTGTTTATTCTTTTCCTCAGCCTCTTCTATCGCCTTTTTCAATAACAAGCTGGACTTCCACAGACTTGCGATCCTGCGTTTCCGCACAAGGCTTTTTATCGCCTTCAAAAACAACTTAATTTTTCCCATAATGTTACTAATTTTTATATAATATAGCCTCCGCACCCGTCGCCGACCTGTTGAGGCGTTTCATGTTATTCATTTTCTCTTCCATAGTGGGCAACACCCTCACCGGATATCTGTCCCATTCAAAACGGCTCACGTATAATCCTATTGCCCTGCTCATTACCCGATCATCATGCTTCCCCGCAAGCGCGCCGTATTTGCCGTTCGGATATTTCATGTACCATCCCAATTCCTTTATCATTCCGGTTTCACGCTCTATCCACAGTTTGTCACGCACACACTGTTCCATATACTTAATAATGGCCACTTTTGTATTACGGTTGGTATTGAATCCCCATCTGGTTTCTTTCTGGCTCCTTTTTTCCAACTCGCTCCGATTATGCGCATATACATTATCATAAAGAGGGATCAGAATGGGAAAGAACAATTCGCTGACGTTGTCCGTGTCTACATCATTAAGCTTACTGTACGCCGTGTTGTTCTCGACAATGAGCAGAGCATTGTTATAGAATGACGCAATCTGCGCACATTTGATCGCAAGCAGGTCCGGATCTGTATGCCCGTACCATTCCGCCACCACACGCGGTCCAGCGTCCTCATTGAGCACTCCGCTATCGGCCATCATATCCGCGCGGTCCAGCACAGTAATCACAGAGTAATCACTCGTCCTATATTTCCCCCCGATATCAACTGACACAAAGTAGCGGTTTTCCAACCTCCATGTCTTGTCTGGCATCTCCCATATTTTCAATTCCCCTCCCTTACGCCTGAACAGTTTCAGCCCTTCGACAGCCTGTTCACCTTTCGGGGATTTTCCGGAAATATCCCCCTGGAATACCGGCTCACGGCAGAACCTTCTGAGTTGTTCTACCTTGTAAATGTCAAATACAAGCTGCCCGGAATACTTGAATGCCTCCACCGGATCGGACGGATACTCCTGCTGCATGTCCTGTATGTCCGCATACTCCTTCATCTTCTGCCTGTACCAGTAGATGCCTTGCAATGTCGCTCCAATAGTCCACAGCCAGTACATATAGTCCCAGTTTCCGGACTTATCGTTACGCCTTTCTATCAGGGTACAGGCCCATTCCAGCATATCTTCCGGATCGAGACGGTATTCCTCTATCTCCCACCATGCGACAAACAACGGCTCGAATGCGGACAGTCTCTCCCCATGATCATCCGTTCCATTGGCACGATCCCATTCATCCTTGTAGAAATTCTGCCCGTTCGGCGTGCTTTCATACACAATCATCGTATACGGTTTGTACAGGATTCCCGAACAGGATGATTTCACCTGTTTTTGCGGATCCATCTTTTCCGTCTGAGGCCAAAACGCCACCTCCGTACAATGCGCCATGGCCGAATCACCACCACGGGCACCCTCCGGATTCATCGCAGTTGCCGTCTTGATTTTGCAGTTCCGAGAAGGTATAAGGCTTATGTTGGAAGTTCCTCCTCCCTTGATCTTCGGAAGAGAGCCGTCAAACTCCACCCCTTCTTCATAAAAAAGGAATTCAGGAAGTTGGGTTATAAGCTTGACATACATATCCTTAACTTCAGCCGCACTGTCCCCTTGATGTCCGACAATGATGCTGTTCCAGCTCTTCACATGCATTATCTGTATCCATGACATGTATATCTGTGTGCATGTGGATCCCCCCCACTGGCGGGCCTTCAACAATATGACACGGATAGGCTTGCCGGCACGGCGCATCCTTTCAAACGTCTCAGCCAGCTTTACCTGCGCCGGACGTAGCAGGAAAGGCACATCCTCCCCTCCTTCTTTGTTTTTGATACGCGCATACGCATAACAATAGAAATAAAAGTCGTATTTGGCCCAGTAACGGAGAAACTCCTGAATGACAGTATTACGAAGATCCTCATTATATTCCCCGTATGTCTGCCAGCAGAACTCCTCTATACTTCCGGCAAGATCCAGTTTATAGATAAAACCGGTGGAGAACATCTCGATAGGAAGGAAAACAGATGAATTTATAAAATCATCCAGATATATCCTCTTCCGTTTTCCGGGAGCGTTCTCCCCTGTCAACGGGTTGTAGGACTTGAACAGTTCCGCTTCCCGTTCACGGTTCCTGCGGATCATCTCCTCCGCATTCCTTATGACAATAGCTGAGAAAAGAGTTTCTATATGGTTTATTTTAATGTTCTTTGCCATCCAACCTCCAGTTTACGCAATATCCATCCGGCCGCCAGCATAGCCGCATGATATCCACCCGCAATATGCGGCAGAAAGAAACCGAGAGCGGTTATGGCAAACAGCCTATTACGCCTTCCCCCATCCATGGAGGACAGGCACAAGCCCGTATAATAGTAGATAATGACACTCCATCCGATCACAGGACTGCCGGAAGGAATAAAAAATGATATTCCGACAGCGAACATCCATGCGACCAGCGTCCGTGCAGGGGTTATCACCTTCCATAGAAAAGCCCATGCCATCCCGTTCAGAAGATAATGAAGCCATCCGGAATGTCCGAACATATAAAGCCAGTGACTTCCTGACAGGAATTCATGATACGGCAATAACACGGCCATGCACAAGTAAAGCCCCATGGAATATCTCATTTTCATAGCGGTACACCTATTTCATTCCAGCTTTCCACAAAATATGCTGTATGCGGTCAGGACTTATCCCGAATGAATCGGAAGGCCTCTCTATCGCAAGTCTTACGATAAGACGGAGATTCGCTTCCGATTTCTTTTTCATGATATCAAGGCAACAACGGATCAGACTGGAATACATTTCATATTTATACAGACTGCAATCAGGTATATTGCCTTCGGTCAGATATCTGTATAAGATCACGTAAGCCCGGTCCTCACTGACATAATGCTGCTTCGCCTTCATGCCCGCAATCTCCTTGCATATATCCTTGTAGTAGGAGAACGCACAGGTCTTTTTCAATTCGATGAATGTACGTACAATCTCCTTGTTCCTTATCAATTGTATTTCGCTGATATTTCCCTTGTGCTTCATGTGACCTCCTGTTTAAATGATAGCGAATGTACTTCCTGTAGATTGCATTATATCAATCCGGCTTGAACAAATACTGCTAAATTTGTCAGTATAAGACAACAATGACATATCATGGAAGAAAAAAAAGAAAGAAAATCATGGAGAGACATTGTTTCATCCAGAAAACCGGACCTCGACCTTGAGGACGACCTCGCTGTCGGCGAGTTCCTTGATGACTCTTTCAGACGCTATGACGACAGTGAATCACAGAGAGAGAACCTCAACAAGGTTCTTGCGGAAGATTCAAGAGCCGCCGGCATCCTGACCGGTCTGGCAAGCGGCATGGATGAGAACGGTGAACCGTTCTCTCTTGTGGAATATCTGATAACCAATTACGGGGATGATATCAGGGAAGCTGCAACAACGGAAGAGGCCATCAAAAAAGCAAAAGAGAAAGAAGCTGCCCGGATAAAGGAGGCGGCCGATGAGGAAAAAAGAAAAAGAGATGCGGAAGAGAAGCTGCGCAAAACAGATGAGGCACTGACAGAAGCTGTGCGGCAGGTCAATGTTGATGAGGCGAATGTAGTTTCCATGTTGGAATGGCTGTACGGAACACAGGATACAGACGGTATCATTCATAAAATTATCCGGCACGAACTGGATGCGGAAGACTGGAAAAGAATCATCCATGCCTTCAATATGGACATGGAAATAGAAGCCGCCCGAGAGGAAGGACGTAAACAGGGACGTACCGCACGTCCGGGAGCTATACACAGGAATCTTGCGGAAAAAGCTCCGACGGACCTTGGAGGAGGCGGGAACGGAGGAGGTGAGGAAAAAGTGGAGGATCCTACCCTACAACGTTATAAAGACATGAAGAGACGTATTTAATCGTCTATTGCTTTCAGGCTCATATCACAACTTTTATTTATAAATTTAAAAACAAATCGAGAACAATGAAAAAGTTAAAATCAACATTCAAATTTTTCTTTTCCGTATTGCTCATGTTCCTTGCCGGAGCGACCGGGGGAGGTTATGCATGTGCCGCCGATGCTTCGGACGGAGGCTCAGTCCAGGATCTAGGGGATGGCGGAAAGGTAGTAGGCGGGGAAAGTTCCGTAACAAAGAACGAGAAAATCATGGACGCGGAATGGTACGTGAAGCAGATCGACAAGACAATTGTCGAGATGAAGTTTACCGGCACGCCTATTGATCAGATTCTGCGCCATGGGGCGACAAACAAATCGGACAGCATCGTAATCAAGTACTACAGTGTCGGACAGCGTCCGCTACGGGCTACCCTTGCCAAGCAGCTTGAAGCCATGACTACCGAGACTCCGAAAGCGATAGAACTGGAGGATAATAACATTGTGGGCGCAATGGATACGCTTCTTGTCCTGAACGCTGACGGAACGTTTGTTTCCGGTTACAAATCCGGTACCGATGAAGTGGATCCTGAACACCCATTGATGCTGCGCGTGCACGCAATCAACAGTGAGACCAACCTTCCGCTTGTCTATGCCGTAAACGGAAAACAATCAAACAATAAGAACCCTTATCTTATTCCGACCCTTGCAAAGGGTACCGTCCTTCTAAGAATGGGGCGCGCTGCCGCTGAAAAGGATGTGTCTACAGGAAGGTATTACCAGCTTCCATCACCGGACGAACAATATTGCCAGCGTTTTATCATGCAGGTAGAGCAGACTATCTATGACCGGTTGAGTAAGACCGAGGTGGAATGGTCATTCACACGTGTGGAACGGATGGCAATGGAAGACATGCGTATCGGTATGGAAGCCTCCGGACTGTTCGGAATCAAGAGCAAACATGCGGTGAACGGACAAGGCAATGTATATACTTGTGAAGGTATCTGGTACCGCGCCGGAAAAGACCTTGAAATCGGACATTGGGAAAAAGTGCTTGACTCTGCCGGAAATCCTGTGGTGGAAGAAGGAAAATATGTGCAGCAATATGTAATCTCGGAGGATGAGCTTGTAGACCTTGTAGGACGCATCATTGAAGGTGCCGGTAATGGAAGCCGAACAAAACTTGTGTTTGTTGACAATACTATCTATGCAGCATTATGCAAGATCAAAACCAACAACCGCACACGCATCTTCGAACCGGAACGTGACTACAACAAATGGAGACTTGACTTCCAGTCATTCGAAAGCATGGGAACAAAACTTCTGTTTTACCGCCATGACCTGTTCAACGCTTGGGGATTCAACGGAAGAGGCTTCTCTCTCGATCCTGAATATCTTGACAAATGGGTATTCCAAAACTGGGAGCGTAGCACATACAACCTGAAGGAACTGTTCATCAGTAACAGTGACGCTGTTGTCATGCAAGAGTTCTCCTGCTGGACGCTCGGATTCCCAGATGCCCACGCGCGTCTGTCCATTCCGGAATATGTTGAGATTCCGGTCCCTGAATCCCAGGCTGCATAATAGAACTTAATCATCATCAGAGGTGGAGAAATCCACCTCATCATTATTATAAATGTATGAAGAAACTTTATAAATTTGTTGCGAACTCCTCATTGTCATTCGCTGTCATTCACTGCGGACGGATGATGTACATCAACTTCTCCGCCTTTTTCCGTGGCAAATCAACCTATCATACAACGGATAGAGAACTGGCAGAGAAAATCAGGGCGCACAAGTGGTACCGGGAAGGACGCATTACCGAAACAATAGAAGAAGATGAAGATGTAATACATGACGAAAATGACGTAAATTCCGTATTACAGAAAACAGAGGTAAAACAGAGATATAGCATCCTTGGAAAACGGATGTGCACCTATATTCCTCCGGCATCTTCCAACCAGGAAGAAAAAGAATCCGAAAGTGCAGAACCGACCAAAGAAAAAGGCATTCAAGAAGACAGAGACATACAAGAGGATATTGAAAATGTGACCTCATTCCTTGAAGCGAAGGATTTTTTTGAGGTCAGATTCAAAGTACCGCGCTCGCAATGTGGAAATAAGGAGGCTCTGTCCTCATTATGCAAAGAACACGGCATACAATTTCCCAATTATCCATTAGACTAAGCCTCATGATACCTGTCAAAGATATACTAAAGACTTTACGCACAATCATCAATGAGAGTGCGACAGAAGAAGACAGTTTCACGATTGAGACCGATGAGGCATTAAAAGAGTTCATCAGACTCGCGCTACTCGCACTGATGAATGACGAAGGGGTGATGGCCGAAGCTTCGGAAATGACAGATTCATCCTCAATCTCATTTGAGAAACGTCCTGACGGTTTGTTTTTTGCCTACATAAAAATACCTGCGGACTATATCAGGCTTGTCAGTGTGAACCTGACTGGGTGGAGATATCCGGTCACTATGTTATATCCGGACAATTCGCCACTATACAGCGCACAATATTCATCAGCTCCCGGTGTAGGTAATGGTCCCTCAATACCGGTAGCATTCATCACCAACGATACCATGAGGTCAATCATTGCCCATGCAGTAAAAGAACAGGGGGGATACAGTCTCAGGTATATTCCAACTCCTTCAATCTCAGAAAACGGAGAAATCAACCTTCATAACAAATATGCAGGAGCATTGGCATATTATGCAGCCGGTCTCTATCATATTTCAATAAATGAAAATACCGGTGCGGAATCTGAATTTGCAATAGCTAGATCCTTGATACGTTCACACACTCCTGAATCTTCTACAAGTAATACAGAATAATTGTGATTTGCTTTCAATTTCGTATCTTTGCGGAAATCAAAAACAAAATCATTATGAAAAATGCAAAAACACATGAAGCTTACTCAGAGGAAGAATTAAGGGAAATGGTGGAATGGTTTAATACGAGAGAATTACCTAAAACATTGCAAATCAACAAATCCTCATTTTCTCCCGACCTCCCTCTGACAGTAGAAAGCCTTATAATGCAGGCAGAACAGAATCTTGGGAATTACAAGATGGCAGGTTCTTTCCGGCTTCTGAAGGAAATACGGGAAAAACTGGAATCATAGTGCTTATCAAAAACAGACGGTTCGGTTTTTGATAAGCACAAACCGTCTGTTACAAAGAATCAGACCATTGCATTCTTGCAATACACATAATCCCAAATCTTTGTTGTGTCCCCCCAGTCCTGATCCTCAAAATAGAACTTATGAGCACCTTTAATGATCTGTTCATCATTATAAACTGTGCAAAGATCGGAATAAAAGGCATTGAACGCTACATACTTGTCCCATTTCGTAGTTCCAGCCGGAAATCCCATCATCCGGGTACTTGCCTCTATCTGTTCCGCCGTCCAGTGCGCACCCTCACATTTCTTTCCATCCCTATCAATGTACCTCATCATGCCGACATCAAACATCGCAAAAGCTTCATTGTAATGATTACCATACATGATTCCATGTTGCTCACGCATAAATTTCCAGTACAGTTCCGGATGTTCTTCCTTCACAAGGCACAGAAGCTCGCTCATGCTTTCCGCACTGCGCATCATGACCTTGTCACTTGTCAGACCCGCCCTTTTCGCATCGTCCAACATTTCTTTGAATGTATACTTCATAATCAATCTGTTTTATCTTCGTTATCACTCAAACCGGCAAGTTGGATTGTATTTCTGTCCTGCATCATGGAATCAAGACTTCTCCTGATAAAAGCGTTTTCTTTCTCGATTTTCCTTGTCCGGATAAAAATCTGGTCAAGAATGCACGGAATCATATCCACCTCACCATTTGCCAGCAACTGGCATTTGCTGCAATCACCTATACATTTGCCTTCCACTCTCATAATCAACCCTTTCTCAAGTTATTAATCAATGTTCCACCTCTTACAGACAACAACGATTTGACACCGCCTGTCTTGACCATATTGAACAGCTCAAACAGATCATCACGATGTTTTTTGAAAAACGGATACATGCTGATAATCGTCCGGCTGGTCAAAGCCCGCGTATTAGACAATTCGTTGAATGCGGTCTGAACAGCTTCCTTCTGCTCGTCGTTCTCGCAATCCACCACAATATATAATTTCCTTAATGCCATAATCAATCAGGTATTTTATCAAAATCTATTTCTTCCTGCGGTTGAGGCGGTACCGGACGCTGCCCATACATGTTATCATTGGCCTGCTCCACTTTTTTCCCAGTGAACAGACCGGCAACGAATGTCAAAGCCGGAACGCCGTATTCAACCACCTTAGGATGTTCTTCTATATAATTAGCAATCTTGGTAGCCATTGACAGGTATTTATCGACACCCTGTGGTTCCGGCTCTATTTTAAGAGGGATACCCATGTTCTTGGCGAAGATGTCTGCAAATTCATTGGCTTTCTGCGCTGCCTCCAGCGGATCCGCATGTTTTTCCTCAGTCATATACATAAGCATGTAACTGAACGCTTCCGCACGTGTCGTAAACTTCAACTCTGTCTGCGGTTTCTTTGACTGAAACATGGACACCCCCATCTCTTATTTCTTTTTGGCAGGTTTATCCTCTACCGGAATTTCCGAACAGGATATGCCTTGCAGCATCTGCATCGCACTTCCCATAATACCGTTGATGGCTTCCGTATCATTGTAAACTTCCGGCAAATCGGCCTCTCCTATTATATAGGCTTCAATATCTCTAGCTTTTGCGACAATATCCTTTTGAGGACTACCAGTGCCGAGCAACTCAACAGCCTGTCTTACCGCAAACTCCCTAATTTCTATTCTTGATTTAAACATAGTCCAGCTTTTATACGATTAATAATAAATGAGGGTGGAGTCCCCACCCTCACGAAATCAATTGCGGCAAGTTTCATCCACCGTAACATTGGTACTGGCCAAGTTATATGTAGACGTCTGTCGGAACTCACGGTTTCCACAACCGCCACAACCTCCGTTTCTGCCACGGCCACAGCCACAACCGTCATTGTAGAAGACCTCCTTGTTCAACTGGAACAGCTGCTCACCGAAATTGGCCTTCATGTCGCCCACTCCCTGAACGGTAGCGGAAATTGCACCGTTAGCAGCATACAACTGCTGCCCAGCCCAACGAACATCAGGTTCCATACAGTTAACACGTCCTGTCAGATTAGCCAACCCTACTGCAAATTGTACTTTTTCATTACAGTTATTATGCCAACTGTACACGAAGAAGGCAATAACAATCACAGCAGCGATAACCCAGATAGCAGCGGTAGCGCCCCATCCCTTTTTGTGTTCGCACTCCAACTCACGCATTGCGGCGTATTCCTGGATGCTCATTCCTGTTACATTATCCATAATTATGATTTTACATATCACGGTCAATATTGACCGCAAAGGCAAATTACGGAATAAGTTACTTGCAGATAAAATATTTATTTTCCAGTTTGTTTACTATTTCTTTCCAATTGTTTTCCACAATCCATACCCTTTGTTTTTTAGCATTACGCCGCATCGAGCCGACAGCCTGTTTGGTTCTGTTAGTCAATGACGCTATCTCCGTGTCAGAGAAAATCTTGGCTAAATAACGCACAAGAAGATATCTGGCATTCGCACACTCTTCTTTATTGCTATGTATAATACCTGTTTCAGATATTCCCGTCACTGAAGCGACAACCTGCAATACATCCTTATATATTTCATCACTTTTCATATAATCACTGTTTGGATAAACAAAATACGTCGGAAAATTGTTAAGCAGTCTGGGACCGCAAAACAATTCTTGTTCCGACGTATTGTTTCTCCTTAGCGACTTCTACCTGATAAGGAGCGTGCGGTCCTTTTCTTACAATCCGGACCGCCGAAGATTTTTGTTATAACGAAAGACTGAATTGAAAAAAATACAATCTATAAATTACGGGCACCTCCTTTCTTTCTTAACCATCTGACAATCATCATAGATACAAGCAATATATTCATTATCATAGACCATCCACCTATCTCTATTTTTGTTTTTTGCCACCAGTTTAATTTTTTCTCCACCTCTACAATCTTAGGTACTTCGATTCGCTTGGTTACCGTCATATAATGAGGTACAGTTACTATAAGTACCGAATTTGGCCATATTCCCAGCGAATGTTGCAATATTCCACCTGAATATCTAGCCCAGCTGTACGCATAAGGGTTGGAAAGAAAAGATACAGTGTCACGTGTCGCAGTACTATCTTTGTATGGAACCAGTCTTTCTGTTATGGTGGTATCATGTACTTCCACTGTTTCCGTTGTCTTGATCTCCACAGGAACATATCTGGTTTTACACGAAAAGACAAGTAAAAGTACTATCGCTACCGCAATCCATATATAGATTCTTTGTCTCATAAACTTAACATTTGTTTTCTATTGGCACCGTCAGCCCGATAACTGACGTGTACCCATGCAAAATTGCTTTCATCAATCAATTGGTCATAAGGCAGGTTCTTGCGGATAAACTCAAACAGCAACTTGTTCTGTTGACGGTCGCCAGTATCAATATCGGCAGCTTCCCCTTTCATGTGCTGAGAAGACTTACTTCCCTTGACGGCCGCATTAAGTTCCGGACAGCGATAAGCACTGTTTACTGTTATAGGCTTTCCCCACCACTCACGTAATGGATCAAGCACATTATCTACCAAGGCAGTCAGAGCAGTCACATGCTCCAGTCTGCATCTGTTGTTAATTCCAAGCCGGTCTGCTGTATTTGACCGGCATAATTCCGCAATTGTAAAATACTTCATTTCTTATCCTCCTTTTTTGTTTTCGTTGTCAAACAATATCTGAGCCATGATCTTGGCAATATCATCCTTATTCTCAATAATCACACTCATTGTCTTCTCAGCCTTGCGCAACTCCACTTTTTCCCATGATTTTTCACGAACTGATTTAAACT